GGTCTACAGTTTGAACTGTTTGATCAATATATTTTCTATGGCCCTCAACTAGTTCAATTTTCTGATTAATCTCGGCCACCTCACCCTCTATCATTGTTTTTAAATCATTAGAACCATACCGAACATCTTTGTTCTCCTGGTAATCCTTCATTTTTCTAGCCCTCTCCTGTCTTTCTTTGGAGGACAGTTTGGTAACGATGGTTGCTAACTTAAAGCCATATTCAATCAGGATTTGTCGAGTAGTAAAAAGATCGATCTGGGCTTCCGCCACGGTATGAATGTTTTTAAGACTGAACGAAATCCCCTGAATTTTTTCTCTCCAATCGGCTCTTTCCTCTTCGAATAGTTTGACAAAATCTTTTTCTGACGACATAGTGTTAAAATAAGCCTCCTTTGCTCTTTTTATTTTTTCCTAGCTCTACCATCTGGCAGCGATTTACTTTTTTGACAGGTTTTGGCATTTGAAAGTTTTCTTCAATGTTTTCTAAATTGTCCAGATCTTGAACCTCGTGCAAGGTACAAGGAAATTTTAGTTTGGGAGGTGATTTTGGTTTCTCCTCTGGTGTGTAGTTGATGAACATTAAGTTGTAACGAACGAAACTAGATCTAGTACCTCGGAGGTAAAGTATCCATCGAATCTTTTTATTTTAATTGATTTTTCTCTCAAATAATTAACTAGATCATTCAAATCCCATTTTCTATTTTCAGGTATAGAATTTTCTTCCAGAAATTTTTTCCAGTTAAAAACAGAATGTCCTTGCGTCAGAAGCTCCGATGTTTTCCTTCTGCCTGCATCATCCCAGTCATACCAATATCGGACATCATCAAACTCGAAAGGAAATTTGTTTTCTACGGAGCAAAGGGCAACTGAATTCTTCCAAAGCCAGGCATCCATTGGCCCCTCGAAGATGGTGATGGTGTGGTCAAAAGAAACCTGAAAGAGGTTGAACACATGGGAAACTGGATCTATCTTTGTGCATTGTTTCAAGAACTCGACATCTCTAACCCCTAAAAGCTTTTCCCAAATGCCGGACAACTTGTAAGTGTAATATTTAGATCCCCCCTTTTGCAGGGACATGTTTCTCAATTGGAGACCCACCACCTCATTATGATTGGTCAAATTAAATAGAAATAATCTCTCCTGTTTAGGGTCCCAGGCAAATCTGTGATCTGTAGGCTGATTCCTACGGCGTAAATATGATTCGACTTGAGAACCTTCTACTTCCACTAGAGAAAGTCTTTTCATCAATTCCTTTCGGGAAATGACATATTTCTTGAAATCAAGATTGAAAAGCAGAGAAAAATCAAAAGAACCATATAAAGTTTTTCTTTTTTCTTTATTTTCTCTAATGATATCTAGAATATCTTTTTTTTCTTCTTGAGTCAAATCTGAGGCCACTCCAAAATCGCGAAAAAAAGCGTACCCATCTTTGAAAACCCCACATCCTCCGTTGTAACATTTGTAGGCAAAAGTGTTGGTGTAAAAATTGCCTCTTTTCTTTCTGGCATCGTCACTATCACCACAATAGGGACAAGAAAAATTTAATCTATTACCGGCTTGAAAAATTTTCTGTTTTCCACCTTCACCCGGAAAGGCATTATGGAGTGAATGTCCAATCAGAGATTTAATTCTTTCTAGTTCCATAGATCCTGTAAATTAAAAAAAGAGGAGAACCTCCCCAGGTTCTCCTCTTACCCCAACACATTAAAAATTAAAGATCTGCGTAAAGATCATCCAAAGTGGAAGCAGAGACAGGTGAAGATGGTCTCTTGATTCCTGCTTTAGTCTTTTCTTCGGGTTCTGGACTTTTGCCCACCGAGGTTGAAGAAGCTTCTTCAAAAATGTCGTTCGTCGTAGGCTGGTAAACAGGGGAAGCTGTAGGGACCGAATATCCACCTCCAGAACTTTTAGAATCTGATTTGTTAACACCAGCCAAGATTTCGTTGACTAACCTTCCATCGGGTACTGTGTTTTTAATGACATTCATTACCCTTTGAGTTGTGTCCTCGTCCCACTCTCTATAATCGAAGGCGGTAAGATTCTTAGGACCTGTTTCCAGGTATTCAAGGATCACCCTCATATCTTCCGGTGTTTTCTTCATTTTTCTGCCATTGATTTCAATAGGACATTTATCACCTACAAAAGAACAAAGATCGTAGTTGTTCCACTCCCCAACTTTTCTAGAGTGAACAGAGAAGAGTTTACCTCCAAACAGATCAAATGGATTACAGGGTTCTCCGTATTCGGGTTTTAATTGGGCCTCCAGAGTTTCATTTAATTTTTTGCCAAATTTGAAGATCATGATTTTACCTTCAAGATCTGGATTGTTCTTGTCCTGAACAACTTGAATCAAGGAATAGTAATCTTCCTTTCGACTGAACCCTTTGGCCAATTCCTGATCGGCTGCAGAATGTGAATTCTTGAGCTTCCAGAAAATATCTTTTAAGATGGATTTTTTACCCACCGTTGATGGACAGTCAACTGAAAATCCCTCGCCAGTTTTTGGATCGGTCAAATACACATAATATTTGTGGATCTTGGATTTGGCAGGATCTGCCTGATTGGGTAAAAATCTGATGAGAGATTTGTAGACTCCATCTTTACCTGATTCTGGGTAAGGCTTGTAGAATTCAAGGTCCTTGCCCTCTTTTTCCTTAGATTTCGTAATAAAATTGTCCAAATCTAAATTAAAAATGTCTAAATTTTCCATAATTTCTTTAATTTTTTTAAGTTTGATCTTTTAATGGAGAGAATAATAAAAAGTTTCACCCCTTTTTATATATCCTTTGAAAATTTTTTTTCTGATGACATGAGGTATAGACAGATCCAGGTGGCATCGATTAGATCATCGAGAGGCTTTTGAACTACCTTACTGGATGAGATCCAAGTGGAAGCTCCTGCTCTCAATGTATCTAAGAAATTGTTCAGACCAGTCTCAAGATCTCTTTTTTCTAACAGGGCATGATAGAGCTCGTCTTTTTTACAGTTTCCCTTATAGGCATATTTTTTAATGGCAGTAGGAGAATAAACATAAAAGTTGTCGAAGCCAGTCCTCGTGATTATTCTTTCTCTGAGTAGGGCCGTAGCCATAGAAATATCAATTAACGAATTTCCGTTAGAGGCAAAGCTCAAACCCTCCATCGCAATCACTAGTTCATCTTCAGGCTCTAACTGAGAAATAAGATGATGCCACAGGGTGTCTACAATTTGGATGTAGTTCTGCATCTTTGCTCTTTCTTTTTCCGGATAAGAATCAGGAAATGACAATTTATTCAAAAAAAGCAAATGCACATCAGGCATTTGCTCTAAGACAGAATAGGGTTTGATTGCGGATTTAATAAGAGATTGCTGGGTTCTATCTGATCTAGTAATAGACAGCCAACTGTAGTTGCCATTTTTATACAAACAATAGGCAGGGGAATTAAGAGAAAAATCTATCCCAACGTAAATTGGATTGGACACCTAAACAGATTTAAAGGTTTGCTGGGACTGCTTCCCCAACTTTACCCGTGTAATTATAAACTTTCACCAAATTATCGTAGCATTTTTTCATCTGCTCATCAGTAAGACAATCCACTATATCATTTAAGACCCTTTGATCGTTACCCGAGGCGGCAACTAGAAGATTTTTCATATGCTGCTTCAGGTCACTTTCCCCGTACATCGGCTGACCGTATTTCATTTCATTTACTCTGGCTAGTTCTGAGAATTTTTTCATGGATGTGTTTGTTTTACTTATATATCTAATTTGTTTTCTGGACTTCTGAATTCAGTTCCATAAAATTACATTTAAAGCCCACGGTAAAAGTTGAAACTGTAGGGGCATTAGCGGTGTAATTTAAATCAATGTTGTTGACTGAGGTAAGAGTTACTTCTTTAAAAAGAACTGAAATAACTACTCCCCCCTCATTATCTAAGATTCGAAGAGGTAAGATAGGAGTGAACAGGGCATCGTTTTGAAAGGCCAGTTTATCTAAGACAGTTTCCAACATGATAAAGTAATTCACAAATCCTTCACTGATCCTAAAAGAAACAGAGAAATCTCTGGAGAATAAATCCTGCACAGGGGTTGCACTCTGGTAATTAATCTGTTTGCCGAGATTTCTGGTTTGTGACACTAAATCAATGTTCATGGTCGGAAAAGAGACAGATTGAATACTGCTGTTCATATAAGAGGTCAGGGTATCGTAGGGGGTGGGCTGTTTTTTCAGATAATCAACCCACTTGGTCTCTACCGAGCCGGGAAAAAATCCTTTCGGGAAATTGAAATAAAAACTATTCGATCTGACATTTAGTATCGCCATGTTAATGAATTATAAAGTTCCTAATCCCCTATCGGGTCTGGGCCTAGGGGATCCGCCGCTCGAAGGAGGAAAGGCAGGAGATGCGCTGCCGCTATCCTGCCCGCTTTGATTGGTGGTACTACCTCCTCCGGAGGCTGGACCTCCGTTTGTTCTACCCCCTCCTGTATTGCCATATTCATTCAGCAGGGCCAGATCAAAATTGTTGAAAATACCGGTGACCGCATCAGTAAAGATCTGTTTTGTAATGCCAGAGTAAATTTGGAATCCAGCTGCTCCGGGGTTGAGGAAATAATCAATAATTTCTGCCGTGGTCCAGCCAAGAGAGATCTTACCCTGAACATCAGAAGCAATAGCCGATTTAAAAGCTGCCAGGCCCAAGACAGAAAGCGAATTAGCGGAACCAGTGGTGTTTTGCCCTCCTGTGTTAGAAGAAGTTGCTGTGCTTGAATCGGTCCCTGCCGCAGGGGCAAAGTTTTGCCAAGAACTCTTGCTGTTCTGTACCACTGACGCACTCTCATTTGGATTAGATCCCCCAATTGAAATCTGAGGGTTCTTTTGCAACAGAATAGAATCTTGAACAACATTTTGACCGGTGATACCTGGGGTTGGAAGTGGTTCACCATCCTTCAGCCAATTGCCATAGTACAGGACGGAAGCAGAATTAGCAGAAATCCTGGCGGTACCTAGATTTGTGTTGGCATTCACAACCTCAGTTGCTGCCAGTTGAATATCGGAAATAGAATTGCCTAGGGCAAGAGATTTTTTGGCCAACTTGTTTTTAATACCTGTCAATTTTGGAACTGCGTTTTGACCTAGCACAGTGTTGGTTTCAGCTTGAATGGGCTGATTTGAGATGTAAAATCTTCGATTGCTGAAAGTTAAAACCTGAGTTGCCAGACTTTGATCCAACTTAAATGCCAACTCACCTCTGGCGGAATTGGCCAGATTTTTGTCTGAGATGGAAGGAGCAAAAAGTTTATTGTTCTGGTTGTCTATAAAAACAAGTTTAAAAGTGCCCGAGGAGGTGAGATCAATTAGATCAGTTGTGCCATCGGGATTTTTCTTGAAAAAAGTGAATTTGTAGTAGTTGTCAAAAGGCAGGATGGTAACGTAGGCCTGTCCTAAACCATAGGCTAGACCGTCAGTGGCACCAGCATCTGCCTGTGTGATGATGTTTCCCTTAACCACCAGATTTGTCAGAGTGGTGTTAACCAGATTCCTTTCAAAAAACACATTCTGATATTTAATGATCTCTTGGGGTGCAATAGTATTTGCAGGAACAGCAATATTAGATTGGGTGGCTAGTTTATTGTAGATCTTTTGAGTTTGAGGATAGATCGAAAGTTGAAGGGGAGCAATATAGGTTCCGTATTTGGCAGGATCGTTAGAAGTGTAGGTTGCTATTCTGACTAGTCTCGTTTGATTTAGACTGTTGACCAGGGTCATGGTGTATCTAAGGGTAAAACTGGAAGCAAGGGCTGAGTTTCTGACAATGGGTCTGTAAAGGAGAGGTAGGTCGTAGGCAGTTGTCTGAAGGGTTGAAAAATTGTCGGTTATCAGAAGAGCAGCTCCAATTTGTTCAATGGTCTCAATCTTGTGATCGATGTAGTATTGATTGCCAATAGAATTTTGAAAGAGAATAAAATTTTCAATGAAGCCTCCATCGTCGGTGGCAAAATACTCGAAGAAATCCCCCGTGTCGGCTGGAGCAATATAGGCACCCACATTTTTAAACGGGTCTTCAGTTTCAAGAGACAAAGTTGCATAAAGGTTTGAACCAAGTTTATTGTATCCGTTGACCTGGGTTGTGTCTAAAATTTGCCACACGTTGATTCTCATTGGGGCTCCATTGACATATCCCTGGCCGTTTTTACTGGTTTTTCCTGCCAAAGTGTTGGGTTTATTCTGGGCAGAGGCGACGGAAAACTGATTGTTCATATCCACAAAAGAGGGGATCTTGATCTCAAAGTACTTGTTGTAAATATTCGAACCGATAGTTAAAGGAACTGGGTTGAAAGTGTAGTTTTGTGCATTACCCGAGCTCAGTTGAACCTGAGAGAAAGTGACATAGCTACCATCTTGACCTAGATATGCAATACTTAGCACCAGACCATCGATGTTTTCTAGATTGTAACCCTGGAGAATGTGGTACCTCACAGAGTCATAAACAACCGAGATGTCCGAAGGAAAAACTATAGGCAGGTCGGCAGTAGGTGTTAATTTAGGGTTGAAGTCGTTGTAAGGAACAATCAAATTGGGATTCAGAGAAATAAAAGAATTTTCCGATACTTGAACAACACTGTCTAAAGATGTATTCTGGGTCACGCTATAGTTTTCATCCCAGTTGTAAATCTGAACATCGTTCATGGGTGATCCCTTGTACTCCAAAATACCGTTAATTAACTTGTTGAAAGAAACTGTCGGGTTACCACTGTTAACATTGTAGGTTTCCGGATTAGGTTGGTCAGCATACATGTATTCCAGCACCAAATAAGGGGTGAGCTGAACGTACTTAGAAGTTGTGGTAAAGGCCATGTAGATTATTATATTTATCTCCCGAATTGGAGGAAGGTTGGGGTGTAGGTCAGTCCGACAGTGATACCTGGGCCCATGATATAACCGCTTCTTCCTGCTGCTATCGACCAACCAAAATTTATCCCCACCCCAAACTTTTTTCTGGCTTTTTTGAGAGCTTGACGAGTAGCAGAATCGTCAATCATCTCCAGAGCTTGTAGATCGGAGAAACTGATTCCCGGAAAATCTGTGGTTGCCCTGACATAAACTCTTCCTGTTTTTGGATCAGTATAAAGACCAGTGACTAGATCAATTTTTTGCTCAAAATTCAAAACAACGGGCTGAGAAACAAGTCTGAAATTCAGTTGATATGAACCATCCGGGTTAAGGACTGAATCTGTCACTATGCGATAAGGGATTTGTCCTGTGAGGGAGAGAAAGTTATTACCAGGTAATTTCGGTTGGTGTTTGAAGACTAGCTGTTTTGTGCTGTCTCTGATAATTGTTGAAGTGGGTACCGAAATTCCGGTATCTCTGTAAACTACTTCCGTTTGAATAATAACGCTTGGCTTTTTATTATTCGCCAGCTCTAGTCTGTCTATCAGATCTTTATTATCCTGAGATAATTCATCGTATTTCAGTTTGAGAGCAGATTTTTCTGCCAGCACACTCCCGAAAGAAGAGCTGAGAATACGAACCGAATCTTGCTTCGCTAAATAATTATTGTAGTTTCGGGCAGCTTCTTGTTCTGCTTCTTGGGTCAATTCGTATTGTCTCAGCAAAAAAAGACCTGCTAGAAGAAGCAAAATGAAGAAAAATAAAGATACAACGACTGTGTTAGATCCGGATTCTATTTTATTCACGGTGATAGATTAATTTGAAGGGTTCCAAAGCACCCGATCCATATTTATCGGACAATCTGGTCATAAAAGCTTTTTCTGAATTTCTTAAATTTTCAAGTTTGGTCAGGAGATGACCCGCCTCTGTTTGAAGATTCTTGATTTTACCATCCACAATAGAGATGTCTTCTAACACTCTAGAGAATTGTATTTTTAGATCTTCTGCCGAGATCATTTCATCTTGGGTCAAAGGGGTTTGCATAAAAAAAATTTAAATCCTCTGTATATATTCGGTCCAGAAAAAAACGAACTACGGGGTCAGTAATTCTGGATCTGAATAAATTCTAGTTCGGTTAGACTTAAAAAATCAGAAACTGTCATGAAATTGATCAGAAGATTTTTTTCAGAATTTGCTATCCTTTTGATGATTTTATCGTGTAAATCAACTTCAGAAAAATCAATCATAACCAGATGTTCACCAAATAAGAGGGAAGTTTTTTGTGCAGTTCGGGGGGAATCTCTATAATCAAAAACTTGAATTGTGTCCCCTATCTTTTTTTCCATTCTGCTTATTTTTACATATTTATGGGAATATTTTCCCTGCAGGGGCGGGCTAATTCTGGGAAAATTCCATTCAGAAGCTGGTGTGTTTTGATTGTGTTCAACTAGATCGGATTTGGTTGGTAAAAGACAGGCAACATTGAGATGTGAAACAGTGATATCCACGAGAAGACAGTGTCTATTTAGAGCTAGATTGTAAAGCTTGTGGAGATCTGCAGAAATTCGTGACCAATCCGCGATATTAAAATCACAGGCCAAACCCAAATCAAGATCCCACGTCTGAAAATTTTTCCACAGGAAATGCCCGTAAATATAGACGTTTTGATATTTAGAAAAAATTTGCTGACAATCAGGATCTAATAAAAATTCTCTAGCGGATGCGTAAGTTAGCATGGGCCAAGGCCAAGTGGTGATTACCTCCCCTATTTGATACCTGAATTCCTTTCCTTCTTCGTAAAAAATTTTTTCCACAACAAAAAATTAGCTACCAATTCCGCCCCCTCCAGAAACTGGATTGGTATAAACATAAGGGATATAACCGCATCTATTGGCAGTGCCCGAATAGTTAAACTGATAAAAGATAGACTCGTTGTTTATAAAAATTAATCTAATATGGTAGCATCTGAAAGATGAATTACTAATAGATACAGAGGAACTTCCACCTGCATAAACAGTTCTAATGCCACCAAAAGATATGTAGCCAGACGGCCAAATTCCCGACTCATCCTCTAGAAAAATGTCGAAAATTCTCCTTGATGTATTAGAAAAAGAAATACCCATACCAGGATTTACAGGATCAACTGTTGTAATATTTTGAAACCCACTTAACTGTAAATAAATGGAATAGTATTCTCCGTTTGCGGTGGGAGTGTTTGCATCTGGAGTTAACAAGTATGCGTAATAAGCCTTAATACAAATAACATCAGAATTATTACCATTTATTTCTAATGAAGCATAATTATTCAAAAATCCATTAGCAGAAAATTGGCTTCCGCTTCTTCCATTCAGACTATATGAATCAACAACATCTATTTTCTTCACTAGGCAGCCAGAAGCGGAACCAGAGGGGCCAGTTTCACCAATCATCGTTAGATTGTTGCTTCTACTTTCTAAAATTCTATACCCCGCAGGATTTCTAAAAGTATAAATAGGGGTTCCGGTCGAAGAACCTAAAATTTGAATATTCAATCCCTGATTTCCCGAGACGTCGATCAAGGTGCTGGCATCTGCGGTCAGACCGGATGAATCGGCCAGATTCTGATACGACAAACTGTTACTAGTCAGTATCTTGTTAGCAGAATTCATCAAAATCGTAGAGGGTGTAGCCAGGGTCAAGCTGCCAGTGGCTCCCGTAGAAGATTCAAAAGTGATTTGATTTTGAGAAGTCAGTTGCACAAAAGTATTGCCGGCTAGTATCACAGATTCCCCAGATCCCCCGGTAGCAGAAAAACTACCAGTAGTTCCTAATAAAATTCTAGTTTCTCCCGGATTGCTAAAAGTGATATCATAAGATTCTGCAGTTGGAACAGTCCAATTAAAAGATGGAATGGAGACAGATCCTACAAAGGTTTTATCGAACCCTAAAATCGGATATTGAACAGTTCCAATGTCATTTAATGTAAAAGTTCTTACTGGCCTCACCAGTCTGGAATTTGATTTATTTGAAAATCCTGAGACACCAAAATTTAAAACACTAGCCAGTCCGGGGTTTAACTGTGTACTTGTCCAAAAAGTACCAGCAAAAGAAGCAGGGTCTAAAGGCTGTAGTTCTTGATACATTAAAAACATTTCATCGTAACTAGGAAGATACCAGTCGGAAAATCCATTAAGAGAAAGATCTGCACAGACGCTGGCGGCAATAGGTCTAGTAGCACACCCAAATAAAATCAAATTTGTATTTGCTGCTCCTGTACCTAAGGCTGAAGATGTACCAGAAATATTAGTTCCAGCGCATCCCCAAGCATAAGTAGTATTCAGGTTGTTTGGCGCACAGACCAAACCCCCATTACCAGCAGGATTAACATAAAAAACAACCCCTCCTGCCAAAAAAGAACCAACTTTTATATTAACCACAGGAGCCGTACTTACCATTAGTTTCGAGAGGTTCGGATTGACATTGGAGGTAGTTCCAACAGCATCAGAAATAACTAGGCTGTAATCAGAGGCCGAAGGTCCTGGGAAGACAATGCTATTATGAGTTGTGCTTCCACCTGGTCCCGATACTCCGGTGATTGCTTCAAATTCAGAGTCCTGCAGAATACTTTCTCCAGTATCAACCCAATTGGTGCCATCATAGAAATAGACACTTTGAAATCCAGTGATCCCAATATTAACCCAGATGTCATCAGTTGAAGATTCTGTGGATAATGGGGGCTCAGGAGAAAAAAACCACCTTGCTGCAGGCGAACCTGTCGCTCCAGGTAAACCGTCTAATCCCACAGGTCCAATCATACCCGTGGGTCCAAATTCTCCCAACGGTCCTGGACTTCCTATCGCATTAAAATAGATTTGGGCAAAATTAGAATTAATCTTGGACAGGATTTCGTTCTTGTCGTCCCCTGGAAAAATGTATTTTGAATTGAAAGACATGTTATGCTAATTTACCGCAGAGTCCACCACAGGTTGAATAATAAACTTGATAATCAGTATCGGAAGAGAGCCTAATGATGGTGAAATCGACAAAACTTTGACCACTGGCAAAAGTAGCCGCCGTGTTAGAACCCGCATTAATGGTTCCTGAGCCTGTCCACAAAGCAACACTTTTGACCAAATTGTTCGAGTTTGTACTAATAACTCTTAATTGGATAGATTCATAATTTCCTAGATACTGAGTCCAGCTATTAGAGACGGTACCCCCGACAGGAAGGGCTAGTCCCTTATCTGAAGGAGAGGAAGAAGTATCGAAAAGAAGAAGGTTTCCAGTCTGGATAATATTTGTTCCCAAATACCAATAATAGTAAGTTGTGGCGGAGATAGTCGCAGAATTATCATAGGTAGAGGAAAGAGATCTAAAAGCAGATCCTAATTGAGACACGAAAATCTTTCCATCCGCCCTAACTGAGAATTTACTGGATCCCCCTGAGGCAAAATTGGCCAAAAACTGACTAGTGCTGGTCGATGTTCCTGATAACAAGAGACCTGATCCTGAACCGGAGTTGTTAAAAGTCATGGCATAGCCACTTGCACTGGAGGTCAAACTCAGAGGCACAGATAAACTCAAAGAGGATGATGAAAGATTGTAGTTCTGAGAACTGAAATTCATCGGCTGGGAACCTGATGAAAAATTCATGACCGAGGCCGAGGTAACAGTCATAGTTGCAGCCGAGGTTAAAGACAAAGTATTGGCTGAAGAAAACTGAAGGGAAGAGGCGGAGCTTTGAACTAGCATCGAGCCTCCTGCTCTGAATTCCATGCTGTCTTGAGGAACAGTAAACAGCAAATTATAGTTGGAAGAGCTGGGGTTTAACCACCTAAATTGTGGGTGTCTGTTGTAGTCCTGTGGTGTACCAGCTCCAGTGGCGTTGGTTTTCGAAAATTCCAGGAGAGGGTAATCAGAGGACGAGTTGGTTGAGATCAGAAGTTTCGCATAGGTGGGATTGGTGGTTTGGGGCACCGACACCGCATCGCTTAAAACTAGGGTGTTTAAATTAGGAAAAGGGGAGTTGAAAACGACCGCATTCTTAGAACCACTCGGGCCTGAAATTCCGACTAAAGTAGTAAAGACCTCCGTGGATTGAAGATCGAACCCTGTATCTGTCCATCCTGCTGCAGTGTACTCAAAAATAGAATTCTGATTGAAAGTGTCTACCCAATAATCACCTTCAATTACGGGATCGGAAGTTCCACCCGCCGGAAACGAGGGTTGAACATACCAACGAGTTCCCCTCAGTCCTTGCTGACCAGGATCACCCTGAGGTCCCTGAGGACCTACTGGACCTTGAGGTCCAATCTCTCCTTGCAGACCTTGGGGTCCACCTCCATTTTGGATCAAGGACTCAAAGTTTGCATTAACCTTGTTCCTGATATCTTCTTGGGAATCCCCCAGATTTAGATTAAGAATGTTCAAAGTAGGCATGGGAAGAATGTCTTTCTGTATATATTCAGACTCTTAAAAATTAAATTTTCTGGATTCTGAAGGAGAAAGTCAAGGAATAATTTTGACCGACCGTTAGAGGATATTCGAAAGAGTAAATCAAATCGGTGATTTTAGTTAATCTGTAGTTATTTTGTTGATAGTAACCATATCTGATCCGATCTGGATTAATAAGATCTCCTCTTACCAATAATTCAGTTGTTGTTAACGCCTCTCCTGTCTTCTTGACAAACAGATCAAAAGTAATCCCTTCGTAGATAGGAACTATATTCTGGTCAATGTAGGTGTTGATATCGTCGTAGATGCTGTTGGGATTCCCCAATCCAAACTCGCTCACCATGTTGTCGACGAAAACCTGGCTAACCCCGGAATTTAACAGATACCTTCTTAAGATCCTATCCAATCTGATAGAACCGATGACGGTGTTGGAAATTTCGTTCCTTTGCCAGAAGATTTCCACTTGGGGGAAGATGTCTTGATCGAAAACGGGTAAATCAACATTACTGAGATAATTTCCTAATTGTCCTACCCCAGTGTTAGAAGTGGAGGGGTTTAAATTTTGAATGGCAGGAACCGCGGCAACCGCCTGAGTGTTAATCGCATCGACATTGGTGTTGCCTGATGTTCTCACCAGTTCTAGAGTGATGAAAGTGTAGATGGTAACAGTGTAGGGGGTCTGCATCATCTTTGAACCCAGAAAACTTTTGTTCTCCTTCATCGATCTAGTTCCGGCAACTGGATTCTGGGTTGTAGCCGAGGTCCAAAGATTGTAGTAGCCAGGATCCCAGCTGGAAAGGAAGACTGAGAAATTCTTGTAGGAAATTGGTGATTGACCCACTAAAGGAAACACCGGTCCTTGTGGCAAATTCTGAGAAGCCTGAAGAATATTTTGATCCAGAGAGACTTTAGAAAAAGCCAGATTTTCTATGAGACCAAATCCTTCTTGCTCGGGGGCAAAGGTACAGTTTCTGAAAGTAATGTCTGCCCCTGGGTTGCCGGAGATTGAATCCGTTTTATCACCCTTGAATCTGAGCACCTTCTTAAACAAAGGTTCGTATGCGCCTCCATACCTTAAAATATCACTGGCCAGCTCGGAACCACCGTTTTCAATCTGATAACTGGTAACAACACTAGTGCCTAGAGTTTGAGGCCCTTCGTAGCTCTTGACTGGATATAAGCCAGTTGGTTTATAGAGAGCAGTTGGCTCAGTAAAAGAAACTTGAAAAGAATTCTGAGAAACCAGGGTACTTTCAGCAATCGGATCCCAATCGTAAGTAGTATAACTAATATAGGGGCTTTCGTTATTAACACGCAAATAAATTTGGGATAGGGAAATTCTTTTTAGAATAAAGTCGAAATAATCTTCTCCCCCGTCTACTTGAAAAACTGGATAATTAGCGTAGGCTGATCTTGGTCCTACTGGGATTGTAACTGGCGAGGAGAACGCAAAGGGAATTTGGAATTCATAGGCTCCTGGCTCGATAGCTTGAAAATCAACTAAATTTTGGGATCTTCCAACTGGCCAGGGGTAAGTGTAAGACTGACTGGGGACGTAGAAACTACCAGGTCCGGTATCGGAGACGGACCCGGTAGATCCTATTGGGTAAAACAAATTGATCTCTTCTCTTAAATCGGTGTCAAAATCTGGATTTTCAATGGTGAAGATTTTTCCAGAATTAGAAAATAGAGTAACTGAACTGTCTGAAGTAGTGGAGAGATTCAAGGCCGCAGACAACTTGATATCAGCAATATCGTAGAGAGGTGATCCAGTAGGACCCGTAGCTCCTGTTGTTCCAACGTCCGTGGCCTCTTTCTTGTCACTCATGCAATACATCAGCAGATAATCCAGGTAGGGTGTTCCTCCAGTTCCTCCAGTCGACCCCAAAGGTAAAGCTCTGTAATCTTTAATGACGACGTACACTACCAAGAGGACACATTTTTGTTGCACGTTTTCAATAAACTCATACCTAACTGGACTTTGGATTTCAGAATCATCCTCCGGCACAACTTTGAGGATGGCAGAGAAATTGTAATTTTCATACCCTCTGTAGTTGATAATGTATTTTTCAAGCTCTGATTTGGGGTTCGTAACACTGCTTCTTTTCTTCAGTACTATCTTTACTCCCCTAAAGACCGTTTCATAAAAACCGGTGGCATAATTGAAATTGAGGTTGCTAAAGTATTCGTACCCCTGATATTTCAGGCTGTAGTAGGGAGCTGGATAATCTGCGGTTGAGACAGTAAAGAATGAATTAAAGTACAGGGCGTAATTAGGATTGCCACTACGCAATTTCTGAAAATCAACCTCGCCCGGCAGATAACTTTTCTGTTTTGAAATATCATCAATTGGGAACTGAGGAGGAACCCCCTGAAGAATCAACCACTCGTGGGTCAGATATCGAGGATCTGGGCTTTCTTTCTGAAAACTAGGGGAAAAATTGGTGGGGCTGAATGCAGGAGAAGAATTCAGTCTGTAAACATTGCCCCTGGCGTCGGTGCCACCTAAGAATCCCCATTTGTTCACGAAAGGCACTATTCTAGAAAAATTGGCCCGGGTCTGGGTGAAGTTTTCCCAGAGATACTGGTATTCTGTTTCAAGCTTACCATATTCAAATAACTCTGCCTTTTCAAGAGGATTTGGGATCGGCATTTCGTTAGAGATGGATTGAATTCCGTAAAAACCCTCAAACGAGTTCAGATTTTGCTCGGGGACAATTGTTGTAGGGTAGGGGGTCTGAGGGTCTACCCAACCAACCTGGCTGAAAACTGCTGGATACACGACAGAAAGAGTTCCAGTTTCAGAGAATAATATATCCTGGAAATAGTTGACCGTAGTGCCAATAAAGGCAGAGCCTGGGCCTAAAATCCTCTCCGTGGGTGAACCTTTATCAACCAGTATTTCACCACTCCTTACGATGTATTTTACACCCTCTACGATTTGACCAGGTTGATCAGGAACAAGTTGGAAATATCGATGGAATTCAGGGGTTGGTGTTTCTCCGTATTTAGAGGATAGAAAATCGTAGTCAAAATCTTTCAGATCGAAGAAACTGAAAGCACCTGAGTAGAGAGTAGCTACATCCCAAACATTGAAATTGCCATCACTACCCAGGCTGATAATAGCTTTAGTATCTTCCAAACTTGCGACCAAAAATTCATTGTAGCCCCTGAATTCAGTCACGGTGCCCGAAGTCAAGGAGGGATTATTATTGTAGATTGGACGGTCGACGTATCTGGTAACCGAGGAAATTCTAGAAACGGAACCTACCACTCCCCTACCTCCTTCCACTTCGATCCATTTGCCAGGGGTAATTTTATCTTTCTCGTTGATTGAAAAGGCAACTCTAGATTTAGAGAAATCAGTACCACCAACGAAATTCAGATTTCTATCTAAAGCTGAAACGTCATAGTTCTCAATTTTAATCAGACCTGAAGTTGTAAAGGTGAAGTAATTTTGCCAAGTGTTATCCTCCGTAGGAGGAGGATTCGTGTTGCCGGAACTTGGGGCTGTAATGGCAGAAGAAGCTGTGTAGTAGACATTAAAATAGGAGACAATTTGACCTGCGGAATAGCCGGCCGTGCTGGACCAAATTCCGGCATAAGAAGACTCAAAAGAATCATAGTCAGAAAAGACTGCAATCTTAAAATCTGTGTTGTAATTCGCTCCGCTGTTTCTGGCTCTAATGATAGCGTTATTGTCAGAATTAGCAGAATCCCAGATAGTGCTGCTGATGGAGAGAACACATTGAACAAACGAAGATGCGACTTGGGACGTTTGGCCCTGAGAGAAATTGAAATAGTGGGTGTTGCCGTTGTTATAAGAACTTCCAGCCTGCCAATTGAGAACGCTGCCTCCCAATAAGGAAGATTGAATCAGGTCGTATTTTTCATTTAAAGGTCCTCTAGTTCCATTCGGCCAAATGATCTTGAAGGTAACTGGAGTACTGCTATTAAAAGTTGATAAAAACTGGATATTAATGTTGGCGTGACCGGAAGATTCAGGTAAAAAACCCGAAAAACCACCTATTCTTTCATTGGGGCCGGTAAAATCAAGTAGATTTAGTTGCCTATTGAACACAACTAAATTACCGGATTTCATTTCCATATTCGACTCAGTTCCGAAATTACCAGAAGGCAAAAGAGGTCCGAATTGACCACTTACCGGGGTGTTGTTGGACCAAGTTTGGGTGGTGGAATCGTAATTTTCATTTCTGAGGAGGGAATAAAATTTGTCGTTTTTATCGGTGATATAGAAAAGCTTCTGTGGCTCTAAAACATTTACATCATAGGAGCCAGGAATCCAAGAATTTGCCTCTTGATAGAAAAGTCTGACTCCGGTCGTGCTACTCAAATAATTAGGGTCAGTACTACTAGCATATCCGACATTATTGGTGGAAGGTTTAGGTAGATTGTTGTTGCCGGACAGGTTACGATATTGATAGAAGAAATCTCCATTCAATTTAAAACTTCCTAAATCATTTCTGGAAACATACAGACCAAAATATCTGTTGATGGAATATAAATCAGAATCAGGATCATTAAAGAGAAATTCTAAATTCAATAAATTGGGAATTATGATCCCATTTCTCTCAAAACCTCCTGTCACATAATTCTCGAAATCTATCTGGGGGGTGGAGTTGTTGGAAATCAAGAAATCGTACATCAACTCCCCTTTTTTACTATAACTACCTGTTTTGATATCTACTCCTTGGTAGTAAGTAAAGGCATTAAGCTGATAGGAGAAATCCAAAGGAGCTGAAGAAAATCCAGGATCGTTAATGATAGATCTAATATATTTACCTATAACGGTGTCCTCTCGAAGATCAAAAGTTGCTATAGCAGCCGCGTTTGGAAGGATTTTACTGTTGAAGTATGAATTAACGTCATCAACTTCAGGCTGGAAAAGAGTCTCGTTCATTAGCACAACTTTACCAGATCCTGATACAATTTCGTAGGTTGAGTAAACAGAATTTCCAACCATAAATTCTCCAGCCCTATACAAAATAGGCCGGGCAAAATTATCAACCCCATAAGAGATGACAAAAGGATCAGGTGAATTGACGTCTTGAATAATTTTGTACTGGGTCCCGCTCAGAATTTCGGTTTGGTTTGTCGAATACGGATAACTCAAAGGCCCCGGGATTTTAAAGATGACAAAGAAATCTGGAATCTCATCCCGCAACCACAATGGCTGGAAGTACCGGAAATTCTCGTTGTAATTTCTATCAACAAGTGTAGAGGCACCAGAGCCATAGAAGAAATCGTACTGAGAGCTAAAGCCTTCCACTGGCCGGTCCTCCCCATCAGTAAGTTTTGCAACTTCAAAAATAACATTTTCTGGCACGGTTCCGTTCATGAAGAATCTGTACAGATCTTTAGAATAGGCGTTTTGTCCCGAAACTCGGTATTTTTTGAATCTTTGATCGCTAAGAACTGGATTTGCATCCATTGAATTCATCCAAACTGAACCATTAGAGTCCAGTGTTAATTTCACATTTCCTGTTAATTTTGGATTTGTTCTTAGAACTCCAAAGGAAGAATTGTAATCAAAAAGTTTGGGTAAGAAAGTGCAAAGTCTACCTGTATCGGTTGCTATAACACCCGCAATGGTGGTCACATTTCTGAGGCAGATATTGCAGATTTCAGAAAAAGCAGAAAGGGAAAAAGGTTGTGAAGTGCCATCGCATCTGGTAACAGTGATAGTAACGGGATACGAATTTGTGTTTGCGATACACCATCTGATACAATCGTAAATAATAGGAGTAGGGGTAACACTCGGGGTAACACTCGGGGTCGGGGTGCTAGTAGGGGTGATACTCGGGGTTGGTGTGTTGGTAGGGGTGATACTCGGGGTTGGTGTGTTGGTAGGGGTGGTACTAGGGGTCGGAGTATTAGTAGGAGTGATACTCGGGGTCGGGGTGTTAGTAGGAGTGATACTCGGGGTCGGGGTGTTAGTAGGAGTGATACTCGGAGTCGGGGTGTTAGTAGGGGTGACGCTCGGTGTTACACTAATAGAAGGAGTAATGCTAGGGGTTGGGGAGTTAGTAGGAGTGATACTAGGTGTCGGGGTGTTAGTAGGGGTGACACTCGGGGTTACAGTGGCAGTAGGGTTTGAGCACTCACAAATATCAAAACCAACTCCCGCTGGACTGCTGCTGCCTGGATTAGGTGGCCAAACATTAGTTAAGGTTAGGCTTGAGAAGCCCAAGGGGTTCTTAATTTCCACAACCAGAGAAACCTCATCGTCATAATTGCCAGGAACGGTTGTTAAGAGATTTTTTATATAGCTACCGTTTACATTGGTTCCTATTTCAAAACTTGATCTATCACCGCACCAAATAACTGGTTCTAGACTAGGAGTTCCAGTGTTTGTTGTAAAATAGATAAACTCTGAATTACTGTTTTCATCTACACTAAGGTACAAAATCCTTAAAGTAATTGTAGAAATTGGTTGGCTGAAATTCAGGGTATAATTAGCATTAACCGGCGAAGAGTAGAAAGTATCGATCAATCCTGAATATTTGTTATTATAGGAATCGAAAATAATTTGCTGAATGTCGCAACCGTAAGTAGGTTCGGGTGCCGCGATTCTCAGTGCATTAGGTGTTGTAGTTGAAGCTGTAATAGTAACACCATTCCAATTAATTGATCTATACAACCAACTTGTACTAGGAAAAACGTTATTAGGAAAGGGTGGAGAAATGAATTTATTAGCAGTTATACAACAAGGGGCAGGACTAGTAGAAGTTAAAGTAGGGGTAGGAGGAGGTGCGCAAATATACCCAGTTCCTCCAGGATTGGTGCATCCTCCTTGCTGTGAAACTATATCACAAGGATCTGAAACTATCCACTGGGCACAGAAAGTTCCACTTTCCCCCGGAAGCACAGAAAATGAAACAAAATTTACCGAGGGATCGCAATCGGCATATGAAACCTCGCAAGGCTCACCTATTAGATGTGCATCACAGGCTTGTTGGCTAGTGATGTACCCGTTACCCCTACCGTATAAGGGATACCAAGTACCAACAGGAGAAAGAGTAGGGGATACAGTAGGGGTAACCGTTGGGGTAGGGGTTGGAGAAGGAGTTGCAGATTCAGAAGGGGTTAAACTATTAGTTGGAGTTGGAGTCGGGGTACCAGTTTCGCTCGGGGTTGGAGTTTGAGTAGCAGTTTCACTTGGGGTTGGAGTCGGGGTTCCAGTCTCCGTTGGGGTTGGAGTTAGAGTTGGGGTCTCGCTCGAAGTTGGGGTTGGAGAAGCGGTGATACTCGGGG